GCAATAGCACATGCTGTTACAATGACAGAAAAACTTATTGCGAAGAATGTTGCAGAGGGTGATTTACCACCTAAACCAAAAGGAGACCGATAATGTTTGAAGGACTACCACTCTGGGCAATTTTTATAGTTGCTGTAGTATTCATCTGTATTGCTGGTGCAATGGCTGTTGCAATCTGTGCTGTCAACAAGGATGAAGAATCATGATAATCAAAGCAATCACGACAAATCTTAGTGACATCATGACAGAAACCGTAGCGTATCTGATGGTGCTTATAGCATCGGTTATAATGGGTAAGCCAGAATAAAGAAAGGAATCTAAATGCAAACTTTTCTAATGGGCGGTTGTCCATTCTGTGGCAAGCAAGATTGTATTGCAGGTCAATGCAGGAGTGTACAAGTGGAAGAAGTCTTTGCTTTTCCAGAAGAACTCACAGCATCACCAAAGGAAGTAGATTGGACAGAGCTGGTAAACTGGTGGACTTTTGGTAATAGAGACTGGGATGATCTAGAGGATATTGTCTCTAGGATGTTAAAGGATAACAAATGAAAAAGATTTTGTTTTGGGTTACTTTTCCACTAGTGTGCTTAGTGATTACACTTAGCGATGCGTTAGAACTGCTGTGCCAAAAAGTATTACAATTATTATATGAGTACGAATGGTGGTGTTTTAAATGATCATTAGCGCAAGAATGCAAGCATCTATTGCTATGACTGACGACGAAAGTGCTGATTGCCAAGGTTTGTTTGACAAGGATGAATATACTCATATTCCATATCTTCATGGTGAGTGGAGGATTATTTCAATAAGTCGGAGTTTTTCAGGTGATAAAGTAAAACCTTGGATAGTAGATTTAGACTTGTGGGCTAAGTCTCTGGAGTGATGACAAAATTTAGACAAAAGAAAACCCCTAGATAGCCGTGAAGCCGTCTAGGGGTATATTTATTTGTAATTTTACTAATGCACTTGACCAGATACTTCTTCGGACATTTCTACCCATCTTATAATTGAATCACCTTCAACTACATGACCTTCAAACGTAAGGGCAATTCCGGTCTTATGATGACCAAGCGGAGGCTTGTAACTCACAACTTGAATCTGTCCTGTTACCGGGTCCATCTCTCCGAGTAAGCAATGAAGAAATCCCCAAGGGATACGTGACCATCGTAAGAGTAATCTCCACTTACCCAATGGAATAATAAAATAAGGAGACTGATCTTGCCTGCCTTTGACTATCCATCTAGGAATAGCCCAAAGTAGGCAATTGCTTTTCTTTGGGGAGTCCTTCAACAGCTCTAGCACTTCCATAATCGTCTTTCTCTGTTTTTCATACCGATGTACTTCTTTTTATTTATAAACGATTCTAGAGGTGTTTAAAGGCTTCCTAGAGGCATCCTTGGATTACCTTTGGTTATCTCTCTTGAACTTCTCTAGTGTTTCCCTTGCTTCGTCGTAGCTTCTATAGCAAGTCAGAAGTTCTTCTTTGATCAATTCTGCTCTGGCAGCTTCCCTTGCAAGAAAAATTCCATCCTCTCGATAAAGTCCAATTCCAGTACTTCCTTGTCTAACTTCTCCAACTTTGGAATCGTTGGAAACTCTGCTTGACTCTGCACGAGAGGGACGTTGCTGCAAGCTGAGATTGAGAGAAGCAACCCTAGAATTAAGAACTTGTAGTTTAGCATCTTTTTCTTTCTGAATTTTATCAAATGATTCTTGCAGAGCAATCTTAGCGTTAAGAGATTGTTCTTTGAGCCTAAAGTTTTCTTTAGTTTGCTGTGTATGAATTTCTGCTACAGCTTCTGTGACTGCTTCATGAACTAGGACTTTATGGTAAGTAAATGCAGCAGCAAGAGCAAAAAGAACGATAGCTAGTTTGGCTTTCCAATCAAGGAAGAACGATAGTATCTTATTCATAGCTTCACATCCTTTAAACAAGTTTGCATTTCATCAACTCTGCGGTTGTGCAATCCTTTGACAAATTTACCATCAGAAAAACTCCAGTTAGGTGTAGTTCCGTTGTATTGGTATGCTAAGAGCTGACAACCTATTCTGTAGTTACCTAGATTCCATTGCTTCATAGAAGTGCTTGCACAAGTCTTACCTACACCAAAGTTCCAAGCGTGAGATGTTGCAGCATCAAAAATACTCTGTGCAGGTAATCTAGTAAAGCAACTAGCAAGTTTGTTCTGAATGTTTTCCAAAGCAACAGCTTCGTTTTCATTGCATTCTTGCGGTGTCCACTTATCACCTTTGACGATTTTCTTCTTGCTTACAGCATTAGTCAAGCCATGGCAAACAGTCCAGATATTACTTGCGAGTTTATCTTCGTAGACATAAAGGTAAGCATCAGGGGAACCCTTAGCAGGCTCCCACTTATGAATGATACCTATAGCCCCTGCACCTGCTAGGACTAAGGAACCCGCAAGGTGAGGGAAGTATTTTAGTTTAGACATATACTGATTCCTTAATCCTCGGTTGCATTACATCACCCCAAAGAACTTCGCAACACCCATACCAACCAAGGCTACAATACCTGTTACAGCACTGATAACCCAATTGCGAATCTGCCGATTCATCGGAACATCTGCCTCTAGAGCATCAAGGCGTTTCTCTAGTTCATCACATCTTTGTACTTGCTTATCCTGCAATTCAGTTAATCGGATATGAGCTTGCATCATGTGTACCTGCCCTTCTTCAATTTTTACTAATTTGTTTACTGCAGTAGCCATCTCTTTCATGCTTTCTTTCATTGAGTCTCTTAGGTCACTGATGTGACTGTGGAGGTTGTCAATGCGTTCAGCAATCACTTGCACTGTACTGTCATCTTTTCGTTTATATTCCATGATTATTCTTTTTGTTTTTCCGCTATCAAGATTACACAGGAGGAAATACCAAGTCTGGTAGTTCAGAGATGATCTGGTTAAATGTTGGCATAGGCCTAGCATTAGTTTGCACATCAGCTAGAATGGAGTAGCAAGTGTTCCATGTTGCATCCCTTGCACTCACGCAGTATTTCCCCTCTGCTGCAAATTTTGGAACCGACGAAGTTGCGTAAGTACACGCACTTAGAATGTTATCGTAATTGCGAGTGCGAGCGAAATCGTCTAACCGCCTTTGGATACCAGCAGCAAAGTCTGCAATAACTTGCTCTGTAGTTGGGGGGACATCTGGTATATACTGCACTGAATCTACCTCTAGTTGTTCTAGTGCAGTCAGTGGTACACTATCTGGGTTGCACTCTACCCCATTGTAGATAACTCGCTTGCTGCCATCTTGCATGGCTATAATAGCTGTCAATTTTCCACTCACAATAAGTTCACTCATGATTTATCCCCTCTACGTTGGTCACTTAACCATGCGGACTTGCAGTGCAAGGCTTGCCAAGGGGATAACAACCAATCAATAATTGGACGAAATATCTTACCTTGCAAGCGACCCTCCTGTTCCATCCTCCATGCTGCTGAACTGATAGTCGTGCCGCGTTTAGCATGACCAAATGTAATCAAGGAATAAACAAAGATATCTAATTGGATCAGTATGTTTAAAATACGAGACTTCATCAGTAACCTTCCATCGTTTGATCTAAATCACTTGCTGTGATTGCAATCATTAGAAACACAATAAATAAAAGAGCAAATATTGCAGTAATAAACATCATGCCACCCTATAAGTAATGAAGGTACTAGTTGCTGTCTTGCGAGTTCTAAACATTCCACTAGTCCCCGCTGTTACAGCCATGTTGCCAACAACTGTAATACCACTAGATGCAGCAATTGTAGCAGTAAAGGTTCCCGTATTTATAACGCTCCAGTCAATAGCTTCATTGGGACTTAGCCCTTGCACTGCAGCATCAAGTAGTGCCCCGGTGGGTTGAGTCAGGATGATCGCTGCGGACGGGGATGACTGTACGATACGATTAAGAACTGCTGCAGTTGTGAGCGTCGATGTGGTACTGACTGTAGAAGGTGTAACTTGCTTAACAATTAAATTGTCTGAAACTGTTAAGCCAGATGCCCCAATGGTGACTTTTGTAACCCCAAGCGATGAAATTATGACAGAGCATGTTCCAACTGTTGGGGTTGTATTGCTACCATCTGTCGTTGCACCGATATACAGGTTCTTAGCATCACTAGATGGCGAAAACGAAAATAGAGCTGACCCAGATGATGTTTTTGACCTGAACTCTACGTACTGCCCAGGTACACCACTTCGTGCTGATCTTACAATACCATTAGTTACTACAACATCCCCAACCGCCTCAAGTGCATAGCCAGTACCTGAGTTTACAATTGTAGCAGTAGTCAAGATACTACTCCTACTGACTGATAAGTACTGACTTACAATACCTGGGAATGAGAATTCATCAGTAAGTGCAACCCATGCACTCCCACTCCATTTTTGCCATGTCTTACTTGCACTAGTCCAACGAATAGCATTATTAGGTGGATTTGTTACAGTAGTCACTGCTGGGTCAAGACCTACAGCTAGATCATCCATACGAGCATCTAGCTCACTGACAAAATTAGCGTAAGTACTGGTTAAAATTGGTTTACTATGATCTGCCATGGTTAATATCCTTTTGCTGCCCAAGATGCGGTTGCGCTTACGCGACTCCCCGCTTGATTAAATAAATAAATGCGGAAACCCACTGGGTACATACTGCAAGAACCGCTAGTATTAGCTGATGTTATTGCAACAGTAAACGAGTTAGCATTTGGTACTGTAGCTACTGTATATACACCATTTGGTGCAGTACCTGTAGTAAACGAAAGTCTAACCTTCTGTCCAACAACTAAATCATGTGCAGTTACGGTTAAAGTAGCTACATTACTTGTTAATGCATAAGTACCAGTGAGAACCGCGTCTTGAAATGAATAAGCTGCTGTAATAGGTGTAGTACTTTTTGGTGTAACAGTCAAACTTGATACATCAATAAAGGGAGTAACAAAATTAACTACAGTTCCATTTGTATCTGTACTTAAGCAAGCTTGATTACCTGCATCACTCTTAATCTTTGCATCAGCTCTTGCTGTCAAATCCGTTAACTTATACAAGTAGTAATCATCAAGGTCTTGACTTGCAGTGATCCTAACCTTAGCATAACGCCAAGCGTTAGCAAAAGCTACTGTGCTGTAAACAACATCACCATAGGTAATACCATCATCAGATAAACTGATACTGCATACTAAACTAACCGACCCAGCAATATCTTCACCAGAAAATCCTACTGTGCATTTGCTGCTAGACAGAACTGTTCCGAAATCAAACACTTCTTCGTAGTAACCCGCCGCCGGAGTTGGTTGAGCATAGAGTGGATACCCTGCTGCAACCTGATCCGCTGGACTGCTAAACCCGTTAACCGTAAAGTGATCAGCAAATGTTTGAGTAGTATTGAATGGCATCAGCACATCGCCATTCACCATCACAGCACTGCTTTTTGTCCCGGTAAAGGTAGAGGTTTTTGACCCGTGGAAAACAAAGTCCGGTGGTTCATTAACTACTACAGATATGGGACGAGCTTGTCCTTCATTGTTATCAGTATCTAGTACAGAAACCCAATAAGTATAAATACCTGCAGACAATTCAGATAATGCTGTAAACCCACCCGCTTTATCCCCAATCATCTCTGCGGTTGCAAAGTTGTCACCCTTACGCAATCGAGCCGTAGATATTGGCAGTGTAGTTTTAGGTGGCATCACCCAATATAGCAGTACGTTGTTATCAATCACTTGTGATCGTAAACCACTCACTTGTCCCGGTAATTGCTTTGGAACTACAATAGTAGCAGCCACTGATGCATTACCAGCAGAGTCCACAGCATGTACTGTATATATACGATTACCCAACCAATTAGCAGGTTCTGTGAATGTACTGGACTTTAGAGTAACAGTTTTAGTACCATTACTAATCGTGTACACTTCTACATCCGGCTCAGGGGAGTTAGCCCAATCAATTGTTACTGTAGCAGTTGTAAGTGAAGTATCAGCAAATGTATAACTCACACCAGTGCCTTGTGCAGGAGGTGTACTACGACCTACTACCGTATGAGTCACAGCAGTTGTCCATGGTCCTGTTGTACCGCCTTCAGCTAAATACCGTAATCTAAAACGATAACTATCTCCTTCTTGTACATCTGGAAATGTAATAGTACCTTGTTTAATCGGTACTAGTGTTTGACTCACCCAACTGATGGTGTTATCTTCGGCATTATCAATTTGCCCTTCGATATGAGTAACATCCTTTGGAAGTTTTGCAGGGTGCGAAAAAGAAACACGAATGTTGTAAGTGTACCGTCCCGGTGCAGTACGTGTCATTACAGTCTCATCGCTTGCTACACGGGCAATCAAGGGTTTATCCGTGATTGTAGGTAACAGCAGTCTTGGAGGTTGTGTAATCTGACTATCAAAAGGAGGAATTACTTCGCTGTCGCTATCATAGATTGCTGGAGAGTAATCCACTAGCGTTAAACGAGCAGTCATGTTATCAGAAGGTTCAATGGACTGCACAATCAAATCCACTGACTCTTGACCTAAAGCACCAAAGAGAATTAGATTACCTGCTGCACCTTGTGTACTAGTCAGGCTAGACGTAAGTGTAATTTCATTGTAATATCCATCAACTCCTTTTGCAGCTACAGTACGAGTTATACTACTACCGTCATCCAAGCGGATGCGTATGGTGTACTGCACCCCAGCATCCATTGCAAATTCCTCATCAAGTTCTAACTCAGTACTACTGATGTAGTTCTTGATGCGAGCACTACCTAAACCCCACATGGGAACATCATGCGTGACTTTGATCAAATCCCCTCTAGTACAAATCAGGTGCTCAATATCAGCATTGATTGTGTATGTTTCTGGGCGTAGCTTTAGTTGCGCTAAATGAAACCTAGCGTGCTTGTAAGCTACATTAGCATTTGTTACACCGGGTAAGGTCAGTGCTTCAAACAGGGTTGCGTTAGCGCTGCTGTAACCATCGTTGTATACCAACAGCTCATCTGCTTGATAGCTCTTTGCAGCATTAGCAAAAGAAACACGGAAAGCATGTGGAAGTACAGGGAGTGCTCTAGTTCCTTCAAATCCCCATGAGTTATGCGGAGTAAAATGCTGTGCAATTTCACTACGTGCACGATCAATAACTACAGTCCATTTACCATCAATCAGAGTTGGGCTTGCCCTACCTGCTGCTGCAATGTCTCTCAGTTGATCAAGCAAGGATACTTGTCCAGTAACCATAGCTCCATAAGAGAAACCATTTGTACGGCAAAAATTATGAAAATCTGCTAGAGCTACAAGATCAATAGCACTATCAGATAAACGTTTAGCATTCCCTGGGTGCTGTAGCACATACCGCATTAAACTGGCAGGGTTATTAGTTGGGCGTTTTACCCAAGTTGTAGTTGTGTAGTCATAGTCCCAGCAAATACTCTGCACTGTACCAGTGACACCTTCAATACTTCCATTGAGCTGATTAGTAGCCTTAATACGAATGGCTGTCATAGCCATAGGGCCAGGTGGATTCAGTGGCTTGGAGTTACTGTAGCCAGTAATAGTAGACAAATATACATCATCAACAGTCTGGTTTGTAAGAGCAGCATTACTATTCGTCCTAGCTGCACGTACTTCGTACTGACCACGCGGTACATAAAAAGTAATAGTATGTGAAAATCCGCTCTTGGTGCTTTTCTTTACACTGTATGTTTCGGTCTGTACTCTAGTAATTGAACCAGCAGTAAATGCTGCACTGTAACCTGTAACTGTTAAATCACAGCCAGTAACACTTCCTAATCCTTGAGTACCGCGCATGTCAGTAGTACTTACTACAGTATCTCCATACATGCAAACATCGAACAAACCTTCTTCTGATTCACCCAAGGCAGGGAGTCTATCGAACGTAGCAGAGAAGCCACTAGTATCAGCCTGCAAACGCGAAAGCAAAGTACCTGTTGGGTTAGCGTATTGCTGAGTTGTAAATGCACCTTTGCGGGTAATAATCTGATTTTGATTAGACAAAGAAAAACGTGTCCATTGATACACTTTCTCGAGAGCTGTATCTGAATCAATATTAAACCAAGCAGGAGAAAGAATACGTTTTTGAGCAGGAATAACTTCAGAGACTTCACGCCATGTTGTTTCACCAACTTGTCTCACCTGTACACTAACTGAACAACTTCTAGATAGAGTCTTACCAGAACTTGATGAAACACCAAACAAACCAGAAGGATGATTCAATGTAACAGCAATACGATCAACTTCACTCTCAAGTGTACGCTCTGTATAGCCATCTTCCAACAGCAGTTTTACACCGGGTGCAAGTTGTTCTACATCTTTACCGTAAAGGCTATTGAAATGCGTCTTATCTTCTGGAGTATCATCCCAACCATTTAGA